CTCCATTACAAATGCACATATCAGTTGAATAACGACAGGAAATGCATAAACCTTGTCTGATTTGATCATGTTTCCCACATATCTCACAAGTGTTACTTTGTCGCATCATTGCGTTTAACTTTTCAGCATAAATTGCATTTTGGATGCGTTCCTTCTCATAGCAATCAGGACATACACTTTCAACCAATACTAAATCACATTCATCACAATGTTTTTCTATAAATGGCTTAGTTATTTCGCCAGAATGAGCTTCCGTCTTGTGCTCAAGTGGTGGAAAGTCTAGATCATTAATGACCCGAGCTTGTGGTAAAATTTTCCACGCTTTCTTTTTCTTAAGGCGGGTTACAACAATATTTGGTAATATTGTTTGGTTGTAGCTTTTTCCACACACACAAACAACCTTATGTATACATTCATCTGCTATTTGTAATGAATATGTTGAGAAACGACACCAATTGCAAAAAGCAACAGTGCAATCACAATTACGATGAACCATAACTGTTTTTCTCAAACATCGCCGACATTTATTAGCGCCTGGTTGTCGAGTAATTTGCTCTCTTTGGTGATCGCAAGAAACTCGGTATCTATATTCGGGTATTGGGCATGAACATGCAACCATTTCGATAACATTATACGCACGATTGTGCTCACACTTGTGATTCTTTGTATAATGGATCAGACGCTCCTCTGTTGTCATGTTGGTGTTAAACAAAACATTAAGATATGGTGACAAATCTTTGAAACATTCTGTATGCAACCTTTTATGCATTTGAAGCCTATTTTCTTCTTTTTGAGTTACCCGATTATTGTACTCAAAAGTGGCTTCTTTTTTTGACTCCAATATTTTCTCACGAATCATGGCACGATGTTGCTGCCTTTTCGTTCTCAAACCATATGAGTCATTTGGCCCTATTTGGGGCATTTTGGGTTTTTGTGAGATGGTCTCATAGGCACCCTTGCCTGCGTCTTCACGACGCGCTGCACCTTTTGAGCCTGTGCGGGCTTGAAGGGATTTTACGTTCTCTTCCGACGCTGAACTTTGGTTCGAAGCCATAATTCGGTTATAAAGACCCTAATGATTAAATATATAAAGTTACGAGTGATCTCATAAGTTATATAGATGTCAAAGAATCCTAGTGCATTGTTTTAATCAAACAACGAAACTTTGTTAAAAACTAGTATCAAGTTGTAAAATATATTATAGACAAGCAGAAACATTCTCCGTGTGGCTCCAATGAAAATACTCATTGGTTCAAGCCAAAATTAATTAAATAAAAAATAAAAACTTCAATGTACGATACTTAAGATGAGAATGCACCCATCCCATGTAATTTCAATTCTGAAATTTGAACATGTTTGTCTTGCTGACATATCATAGCATCTATCAAAAACCCACTGGG